GCATGCTTCCATGCCGGCATCGAAAGCTCATAAAGGCCTTGCGACTGGCGGTGTTGCGATGAGCAATGCTGGTGGCTACAAAGATGGCGGCATTATCAAAGTGGCAGCCTCTGAGAAGGGCGCAAAGGGCTATGTAAGCACTAAGATGGACACGGCTGAAGGTGAGCATCACACGCCTAAAAAGACGGGTGAAGTGTCCATGGGCAAGCCTGGTGGCTACAAGCGTGGTGGCAAAGCGTATGCCAAGGGTGGTGGCGTTGAGGGTAATGTCTCAACATCCTCGCCTGGTGTAAGCAATACCACCACAGGCGAAGTCAAGAAGGGCAACGCTGGCGGCTACAAGAGGGGCGGCGATGTTGACCTTGGTCATTACAATGAAATAGGTCGCAATGGCAAGCCTGTTGGCGGTGGCAAGAAAGGTGGTGCCATAAAAAAGCACTACGCTACGGGGGGGCTTGTTGATTCAGGCAAACCCGTAGCCTACCCCAAGCATCCAGTATCGAAGCCTGTAGCTAATACCATTCAATCGGGCACTTTCAAGAAGGGCGGTAAGGTATACAACCAGGGTGGCACTGCCAAGCCTGATGTATCCAAGCCTGTTGCAGATCCCGAGGCCACCGCAGCGAAAGCTAAGCGTGACCTTGAGGATGCCTTGAATCCCGTAAGCATGGTCAAAGAGCTTGGCGGCAAGTTGATGGATAAGATCCGCGGTAAGGGATCAGTCACTGAGACCAAAGAATCGGTCACAGTAACGCCACCACAGGCTAGGCGCTAGATAGCGGGGGCTTCGGCCCCTGCATCACATTGAAGGACAATCATGAAGGTAGTGACCGTATCCAAGACTGGTACAGGCTCAAGTAGCACCGTGGTCATGAATACCAACATCAGCCCGTTCAATGTGGGCTTTGGTGTCACGGTATCAGGCACGGTTGATTACACTGTCCAGCACTCATTTGACGACCCTGCAGGCACCATTTCTAACTGGTTTAGTCATCCCACGGTAGCTGGCGAAGTGGCCGCTGCTGATGGCAACTATGCATTCCCAGTAACGGCCATCAAACTGCTGGTCAACTCAGGCTCTGGTACTGCAACGCTTAAACTCATTCAAGCAGGTATTTGATGGCTCCTGTTGGCTACTCAAGCGTTGCCAACCAAGCCAATACCTCGGATGGCTTTGCATTAGGTGTTGGCGCCCAGAATGTTATCGGTGGCACCGACTACGGCCTTGATGTTGGTGATGATGGCGTAGTCGATACTTACGGCACCTTGCCGCCAACCACTTTTTATATCCTGGATGAGACTTCTCCAGGATATGTGCTGCAAGAAGACGACAGCAAAATTGTTTTGGAGCAATCGTAATGGCTGACCAAAAAATCTCGGCAATGCCCTCAGCCACAACACTGGATGGCACTGAGCTTGTGCCATTAGTTCAGAGCGGTGCTAATGTCCAGGCCACGCTTGATGTGCTAAGAGCCTACGATGCGGCTTATGGCGGCTTTAGTAGCACCCTAGATCAAACGGGCAGCACTACCGCTGGCACGGCCATGACTTGCAACACTACGGATATTGCCGATGGCATTACCCTAGTTAGCAATAGCCGTTTTACAGTGCCTAATGACGGCATTTATAACTTTCAGTTCAGTGCCCAGTTTAAGAATGTGGCAAACGAGCAGAACATTGTCACGATTTGGATAAAGGTCAACGGTTCAGATCTTGCCAACTCATCCACGCAAGTTACGGTGCCGGCTCGTAAGAATGCCGGCATTTTTGGTTTTAGTGTGGCGGCATGGAACTTTTATTTGGACCTTAATGCTAATGACTATGTGCAGTTGTTTTGGCTGCCTGAATCGACGGATGTAACGCTTGAAGCATTGCCATCGAGTGTGACGCCTGCGTACCCGGCTATCCCCTCGTTGATTGTTACCATGGGGCAGATAGCTTAAATGCCTGCCAAGACTAAAGCGCAGTTCCGGCTGATGAAAGCGGCTGAGAACAATCCTAAGTTTGCCAAGAAAGTAGGCATTCGACCTGATGTGGCTGCAGAGTTTACGCAGTCCAATGTGAAAGGGAAATCGTATGCAAAACTTCCTGAACGGCTTAAAGACGGCGGTCCGAGCCTTGCGATTGGCCGCGGCGAGAAGCTTCCGGCAGATCAAGGCGCGGGTCTTACCGCCAAGGGCCGGGCAAAGTACAATCGAGAAACAGGATCAAACCTGAAAGCGCCACAGCCCCAAGGAGGGCCAAGGCGTGACTCGTTTTGCGCTCGTATGGGTCCAGTTGCGCGTAAATCTGAGCGCGGATCTCGAGCCAGAGCGTCCATGAAACGCTGGAATTGTCCGGGCTGGTGAAATGTCCTATTCCGATACTTATGGCCAGGTTTTTAATGTCCAAACGCTGATTGACCACGCTGCGAGGCGCTGTGGCAAGCTTGCTGAAGAGCTAACCAGCGAGCAATTGCTGACCGCGCGCGAGTCGCTGGGCTTCACGCTGACCAACCTGATCAACATTGGCATTCAATACTGGGCCGTAAAAAAGGAAGTCATCGGCCTAACGCCAGAAAAGTACATTTACACCCTGCCAGTGGGCGCCAATGACGCCTTGAATGTGCTCTACCGCACATTAACAAGGCCCTCGGGCAGCTACTCGAGCAGCGCTGGTGGCAATGCAGCTTATGCAGGAGACAGCGATGTCGATACTTACTGCCTGCAAACAAGCACGAATGGCAATATTGCGATCAATTTTGGCACCAGCAACCCGATTTATGCTGGGTCAATCGGCCTGCTCCCCTATATTTCTGGTGGTGGAAGTGCCACATGGACTCTCACCCTCGAGTATTCGACCGATGGATCAACTTGGAACACCTTGTATGACATTGGGTCAGTAGTTGTCACCGACAAAAAGTGGGCTTGGTATGACATCGACCCCGGTCAAAGCGTCCAATACTACCGAGTAAGGGCGTCTGGTGGCACAACGCTGGCCTTGCGTGAGTTTTATGTGGGCAATAACTCGCGTGAAATCCAAATGGCAAGGCTTAACCGCGACGATTACACCAATTTGCCCAACAAAAACTTTACGGCTAATCAGCCTTACCAGTTTTGGTTCAATCGCACGGTCCCACAGCCTGAAATTTACCTCTGGCCAGTCCCCAATGAGTGGTATGTGCAGATGACGGTCTGGTATTCCAAGCAAATCATGGATGTGGGTGATTTGACTGACGAATTGCAGATCCCACAGCGGTGGTATCTGGCCACGATTGGCATGTTGGCGCATCAGCTAAGCATGGAATTGCCTGCTGTGCCCATGGAGCGCATCAAATACCTTGAAGATCAGGCTGGCAAGTACCTGGCGTTGGCTGAGGCTGAGGAACGCGATCGCAGTCCGATCTACTTTGCGCCCAACATTTCGGTTTACACAAAATAATGCCAATGTTTCTTGACACTGAGGGCTACAGCGACATCGCGATTGCGATATGCGATCGCTGCCGCATGAAGCGCCCTCACGCCACCCTGGGACCTGACATCAACTTTCCAGGGCTGATGGTGTGCGAGGAAAATTGCAGAGACGAGAAAGATCCGTATCGCTTGCCGGCACGACAGACTGAGCGCATCAACTTGCGCTTTCCGAGACCTGATGTGTCAGTGGCTGCAATCCAGGATAATCTGGTGACAAATAATCAGCAAAATGTCATTGTCTCGACGGAAGGCAATACCCAGACGCCTGAGAACAATGGGAACCTCGATGGAATAGCGGTGTCACCCTAATGGCCAATCAAACCATCACCCAATTACCGACCGCCGATGCCCTCACGGGCACTGAGCTTGTACCCATCGTTCAGGATGGTGGCACCGTCAAAACGACGGTGGCAGATATTGCCGCGGTCCCTGTAACCAATTACAGCTTTGTCACAGCAACGAGTGAAGGCTCACTCTCGCAATCACGCCAATTAAGCACTTCAGGTGGTGGCTTAACGCTCACAGATAACGGTGCTGGCTCAACCCTTGTTCTAAGCCTCTCTGGAGCGCCTGCAAGCCTCGTATCAGCAGGGACGGGTATTCAGGTCAAGACCAACGCAACAACGCTCACAGCGCGCTCTATCGCGGCTGGAACGGCAGGTATTAGCGTTGCTGATGGCGATGGCGTTGCTGGCAACCCAACGGTGTCACTTTCAGGCTTGGTTCTCAACCTGGCGCAGTCTTCAGGCGTTGGACTCTTATCGCGCACGAGCGGCAACAGTATTGGCGTGGTCACACTCGAGGGCACGGCTGACGAGATCACGGTTACTAACGGCACAGGCGATGGCGCAAACCCCGCGGTAGGCCTGGCAGACAATCCGATTGTGCCGGGTACTGCTGCGATGACGCTGCCCAAGGGCAATACAGTGCAGAGGCCTGTCGCTGTTGACGGCATGCTGCGGTACAACACGCAAAACAATCAGTTTGAGGGCGTGGCCAATGGTGGCTGGACAAGCCTATCGGGCTACAGTGGAGCCTCTGGGTTTTCTGGTATTTCTGGTTTCTCAGGCTCTGGCGTATCTGGCTTTAGCGGCACGTCTGGATTCAGTGGCATCTCAGGCTATAGCGGCACATCAGGCTTTTCTGGCATCTCTGGCTACAGTGGAACCTCTGGCTTTTCAGGCTCAGGCGTCTCTGGTTTTAGCGGATTTAGCGGTTATTCGGGTATTTCGGGATTCTCCGGTATCTCTGGATTCAGCGGCATTTCAGGCTACTCAGGCCTGTCAGGCTTTAGCGGATTTTCAGGTTACTCAGGTCTTGATGGCGTAGCGCAAAGCGGTATTAGTGGCTATTCAGGATTCAGTGGATTCTCTGGTATCAGCGGGTTTTCTGGCATCTCAGGCTTTAGCGGTATCTCAGGGTTCAGTGGCATATCCGGCTTCTCGGGCATTTCTGGCTTCTCGGGTATATCAGGATTTAGTGGCATCTCTGGCTTTTCTGGCTCGGGTATCTCTGGTTTCTCAGGCTCTGGTATTAGCGGGTTTTCTGGTACGTCAGGCTTTTCTGGGATCTCTGGCTTCTCAGGTATTTCTGGTTTCTCAGGTATTTCTGGTTTCTCAGGCATTTCCGGGTTCTCAGGCATTTCCGGGTTCTCAGGCATATCAGGCTTTTCGGGCATCTCAGGATTTTCTGGTTTCTCAGGGCGCTCAGGTTTCTCTGGTATTTCAGGCTTTTCAGGTTTCTCTGGCTCAGGTGTATCTGGCTTTAGCGGTGCATCAGGTATCAGTGGATTCTCAGGAGCGCCACCGACTAACGTCACCACAACAGCAAGTGCAACCGCAGGCTTTATTTTGTTTGCGGCCAATTCAACGACTGGTAGCCAGGCTGTCTTAGTCGATGCAGGCTTGTCAGTTAACGGCAGCACGAATGCAATCACAGGCGGTATTGATGGCGGTACGTTCTAATGCGCTACAGCATCGTTATACCGACCTACAACCACTGCGAGGATTTACTCAAACCTTGTCTTGAGTCTATCTTCAAGTTCACCGACATGGCCGATGTTGAGTTGGTCATTTCGGCCAACGGCTGCACAGACGGCACACAGGCTTACCTGCAAGAGCTATCGGCTCGTTTTGCAAGCATTGGCTTTGATAAGCACATCAAGGTTGTTTGGAGCGATCAGCCGCTAGGCTATTCAGGCGCATGCAATGCAGGGATTGTGGCCACGCGCACAGACCGCATCGTGCTGCTCAATAACGATACAGTCCTGCTGCCGCAGAATAAGAGCCAGTGGCTAGACATGCTCAACCAGCCATTTGCGCATCACGAGAAGTGCGGCATTTCCTGCGTGATCAAAGGACCGTCAGAGCCTGCAGGCCGTGACTTTGCGGTGTTCTTCTGCGTGATGATTAGGCGCAGTGTGTTTAACCGAATTGGGTTATTAAATACCGAATACGGTATTGGCGGCGGTGAAGATACCGAATTCTGCATTCAGGCTGAAATGGCAGGCTTTGAGGTGCATGAATGCTCGCCCAAGGAGTGGAGCGGCAATCAGTTTACGGGCGCGTTTCCGATCTATCACAAGGGTGAGGGTACGATGCTTGATACATCGCTTGTGCCCGACTACAACGACGTATTCCTGCGCAACTCGCTCAAGCTTGCCAAGAAGTTCAACCCGGACTGGTATCGCTGGCGCTTATCCAACTATTGGGAGCGTGCTGTTTTTCTGAAGGGTGATCCGGTCTTCCCGCGGGAAGTGACGCGCTACCAGTGGGCAGCGCAGCATGTGAGGGGCAAGAGCGTGTTTGAGCTTGGTTGCTCAAGCGGTTATGGCGTGCAGTTCATGCCTGACGGCGTGGAATACACAGGCCTTGATTACGATCAGATCATTGTGGATGTGGCTAAGGAGCAGGGTTGGAGCGCTAAGGCGCAGTTTGTGCATGCCGACATCAACAAGTATGACCTGCAGCAGTACGACACAATCATCGCCTTTGAGGTCATTGAGCACCTTGATAACGGCCTGGAAGTCTTGCAAAAGCTCAAGCAGCACTGCAAGACCTTGCTCTTTACCGTGCCCATGAATGAGCCGGTAGGCTTTTGGGGTCCGCATCATAAGCTTCATGGCTTGAATGAGTCACACTTTCCTGGCTTTGAGTTCAACTACATCGATGAGCAGGGCAATATCTCAGCCGTGCCCAAGCCGATTGACGATCAAAACAGGCTCAACTTGCTGATTGGACGCTGGCATGCCTAGCGTTTTGTGCTCAGTCTCTACCAGGGGGCGGTCACATACGACACTGCCTTTGGCTTTGCAGGCGGTTATGAACCAAACCCGCAAGCCAGACAAAATCGTGATCTTTGATGATAACGACGAGAATCAAGACCTGCGTAGCGATCCGATATACAAGAACTTGTATTGGATGATGGATGCCAAGCAGATTGCTTGGGAGTGGATCTGGGCCGGCAAGAAGGGCCAGCATCACAACCATCAAATGGCCAATTCCATGGGCTTTGATTGGGTGTGGCGCGTGGATGATGACGCCATTCCTGAGCCAAACGTGCTTGAGGCCTTGCTAGCGCATACAGGCCCGATGGTAGGCGGTGTGGGCGGCTCAGTGCTCATGCCACCGCACTACTTTGAAGAAGCCAACCCTACAGGCAAGATCGATGCGATTGACCACGAGCCACATCCGCAATGGCAGCGCATCAAGAAGGTCAAGCATGTAGACCATTTGCACTGCAGCTTTCTGTATCGTGCAGGCATTTATGACTACAACCTAGGTCTGTCTCGAGTCGCCCACCGCGAAGAGACGCTTTTCAGTTTTGGTCTTAAGCAAAAGGGCTATGACTTGTTGGTCGTGCCCAACGCAGTAACCTGGCACCTTAAAGCGCCGTCTGGCGGTATCCGCATGGAAGATAAGCAGGAGATGTTTGCGCATGACGAGCAGATCTTCCGCAACACGCTAGCGCACAAGAATCATACGATTGTGGTGCTCAACAACGGCATGGGCGATCACATCGTATTTACGCATGTCTTGCCTGAGATTAAGAACCCGTTGGTGTTTGGCTGCTATCCTGAGATCCTTCCCTGCAGGTCGATTGCTGAGGCCAGAGACTTATTTGGCGACATCGAGATGTATAACATCTATGCCAAGATGGACCGCTGGAAGTGGAAGACAAGCTTGGAAGGTGCTTACAGGAAGATGTACCTATGATTTTGATAGCGCCCTTTGCTAAGAAGCTTAATAACGGCAAGCGCAATCCCAAGGACTATCCGTTTTGGGAGGCGCTGATCCCGCATTTGCCTAATCCGGTTATTCAG